GGGATCACCCGCGTGGGTTCCAGTGCTGATGGAACATGGTCCGTGGCCAGCCAATGATATCCCTCTCGCCGTGAATAAGAAGGACGCGAGGATTGTCGCTCGAAGGGCACGGCCAGATGAGATTGATGCGCTGTCCCAGCGGCAGTATGCAAGTCGCCGAATAATCGAGGCGGACTTTCGCAGGGCGGGGGCTACGAATGTGGCGGTCGGGGTGTCCAACAATGGAATAGGTGTTGTTGCCCACGAGGACTTGGGTTACAATGTTCTTCGTAAGGAATTTGGATTTGACGGGACTCGCCAGCAAGCGCATTGGCGTCCAGCTTTTGTTGCGACAAAGAAATATGCGAAGAAGGCGATGGAAAAAGTTGTCAAATTTGTAGAAACAGGTGATAAAGGGGTATTCGATCTTCCTGAACATGATAGCAGTGTAAGCGGGAAGGTCATGGCACAAGGAGAGGGATTCTCGAAAGAGATTGCCCCGTTTGCGTAGTTGAAAGGTGAAACAATGGCTGAAAAAGATGAAAAACTGAATGGATTGAATACGATGCTCATGGGCGTGGAAAACAAGCTCATGGGTCGTGCGTTGGAGCGTGACAGAGCGGAGCTTGATCATGCAACCGACTTCATAAACAACGCGGCGGAACAGGGTGTCATTGACATCGACTGCACAGGCGGAGAAGACGAAGGCGAGGGTGCCGAGGGGAGTGGAGATGGAAGTGGCGAAGCCCTTCCTGTAATTCCAGAAGAACCACCCGCAGGGCTGGAGCCAGAACTTCCTGCCGCAGAGTAACGCCGACGAACTCAAGTTCGTGAGGAATGAATGACCGTAATCGGTACACTTGACTTTCGCAATTGGGATGAAGGATGTTACCTCACGTTCGGTGGCCGCCTTGTCGAGTACCCAGTTGATAATAGTGTCAGGACAAATTATGTCGCCGATGTTCCTCGTGTGAATTCTGGCCTTGAGCGTTTCGAGAACGCTATTCCGATGTTCTTCGACTCGCCAGAAGATCCCTACCAAGATTATATTTTGCCCAGTATTGTGTTTAAGCAGAACGATGAGTCTCCTGCGTTCGAGCGCCAGCCGTGGTTTTCCATCGCCGCAAGAGGTCCGTCGAAAGACGCTGTTGCCGTGAAGGATAAAGACGGGAAAATCATTGGGTACACCAAGTATGCCACCCAATTGCGAGCGGATCCCTACGATTTTACCTACGATGTGACGCTCCATGCGCGGCGAAAACAAGAGCTGAATATGATGAAGCGTTGGTTTAGTAGAATTGCTCGACCGCCGTGGTTCGTATTCAAAGTTATTGACAGCTTGGGCGATGTGCGTGAATATGATGCGGGTGAACTATCTCTCTCTAATACAAGTGAACTTGCTGACATCGCGGAAAGAGAAATGTCGACAACGGTTTCGTTCACGGTACGGGGAGAAGTAGACACTTATGATGATATTGAATCAGTTGCAATGACAGACCCACGAACGAGCGTCGTGGGCAAGGAGGTTTAGATGGCTTGGTATTATTACTCAGGAACGGTTGTTCGGCCAATCCCGTTAAAAAAAGGGTTGTCGAAGTCCGTAAGACCCAAGTCCAAAGTTGAAATTCTGGAGATGACAGTGGAAGTTCAAGCGTTGATCCGTAAGGGTCAGCTCCGACTCACTGGTAAGCCAAAGGGTGCCCCGTCTGTGGCGGACGCACCAGTTCCCCAGAAAAAGGTTGCGGATGTTATGGGCAAGTCGGCGATGGCCAAGAAAATCGCTGAAAAGGGCACCACTACGAGTGCCACAATTCCACCAATTTCCAAGAACCCCGAGCAGACAGAGGGCGAGCAGATCGCTGAGGAGAAGGGGCAGGAGAGGGGCGAATCGGGAGACGATGCCGAGGGTGGAGACGAAAACGAAGACGATGAGGACGAAAATAGCTCTAAAAAAATTGCTGATAGTGCGGAAGAAGTTGACCAAGCTGAAGTGTTGAATAAGAATCAAAAGAAGAAAAGAATTAAGAGACGCCGAAAATAAGTCGGCTTGGCAACATGGAGTTTGAAAATGACAGACTATAAGCATCCCGGAGTTTACACCCAAGAAGTTCCGAGTGGTCCCGGCCCGATTACAGGCGTCTCGACCTCGAATTTGGGGCTAATTGGCTTTTCACCCAAGGGTCCAGTAAATGAACCCATCATTGCAACGAGCTTTCCCGAGTGGGCGGCCAGATTTGGTAGCTTCACAGAGAAAGGTCTTTCTGCACATGAGGCATACGCCTTTTACGCAAATGGAGGTCAGTTCCTCTATTTCGTGCGTGTGACAGCCGATGACGCTATCAATGCGTACTGGGATTTCATTAACTCAGTGGCAAGCGAGGTCGTGAGTAGCACAGTACAGCCGACAGGCGTGTATGACCTGAACCTCGATCTGGTTCCAGTATCTCCTGCTTCACTGCGTATCACTTTCTCCAATACGGCGACTGCGGCGGATGTGAACGTGTTTGATGCAGATGCAGATGGCGTATTGACGCTTGTTCCTGCGCCTGTTTCTGGAGCTTCTGCGGCTGGCGGAACTGGAACAGTGGATATGGAGACTGGCGAAGTTCACGTTGAACTGACCGACCCATCTCAGTACACTGGCGACGCGGCAATTGTGGCGGCATATGACTACGTTGTATTCCGTTTCCGCATGGCATGGCCGGGGCTGGCTGGAAACTTCTATCGCGTTGTCATCACTCCCGGTAGCGATGATTACTTGGTGCAAGCTGAGGCTCGTTGGACTCGTTTCAACGTGACGGTGGAAGAAGATACCACTGCGGATGTGAATAATCGGTCGTGGACTGCGGCTGAAACATACTCCGACTTGGTATTCGACGATGCTACATCCAACAGCTTTGTTGCCACGGTAATCAACGCCAACTCCAAACTGATCGAAGTTGTTGACTACGCCAACGGCATGGATCCTTTGGAACTGGCTGGCGTTCTGTCTGCGAACGAAGATGTGTCTGGCTCACAGCGACCACAGGGTTCTGTAGCAACTCCTCCAGTGGCCTATGACGGGATTGTAAAAGGGTGGGAATACACTCTGGCAACTGCTCCGTTTGAGAAGACGGTTGTGGCGAGCTTCCAGATGGCCGACGGTGAGGTTGGTGCGACAGGGGCGACTGATGCCGCAAATGTGGTTCTGACCGACTCAACTGCGGCCTTCCAAGAAGGTGGCCCAGTTGATAACCTCGTTGGCAAAATCGCTGTCAACATCACGCAGGGTGCCTCTGCAATCATCACCGACAACGATGACACTACTGTAACAGGCGTGTTGACGGGTGGCGCGGTGACATGGCTGTCTGGCGACCTGTACGCAATTGTCGATCCTACCGTGAAAATCGGCATGGGCGACGGCACTGCGGTTGCTTCAGTTAATTCTCCCGGTTCCGCCGCTGACCCAGCGAAAATCGTTCCCGGTTCCGTTTCGATCAGATGGACTGATTCAGTGGGCGTTGGTCCACTCGCCATTCACGAAGTTATTGACGATGGCGCGGGGAATCTCTGGGACGGTGTTGCTGGCAAATGTGGTCGTATCGACTACGATACTGGCCAGATTGACGACGGGACTTCTACTGATCCAGCTCCCCGTGCAGTGCTGAACCAGCTCGACATGTCCAATGTTACTGCATGGTCGGCTCTCCTCGTGAAAGACCTGACTGAAGTAAAATTCGGTTGTATCTACGAGGTTCCGATTGTCCTCGTTGACGACGCTGACGGCAACATGCTGATGGCCGACGCTCAGGATCTCGCTCTGCCAGCCGACCCGTCGAAACAGCAAGCGGATTACCCATCGAAGTTCTCCCTGAATATGGTTGGTGTGAACAGCGTGAGCTACGCAACGGGTGTTATGAATCTGACGTGGAAGATCGCTGGGAATCCTGCCGCTGGTCCGTCGGGCGTCTACGCCGAGCTGGTTACATCTTACTCGAATCCTGATGCCGCCATAACCGAGATTCTGACGGCTGGATCTGATGGCTCCGATGTTACCAGTGCGGATCTTATCGATCCAAGTCTGGCTATCTCCCAAGAAGGTCTGTATTCCTTCGGTAAAGTGGATGCGCTGATGCAACTTGTTGCCTCTGACTTCCAGACCGATACGGTTGTGGCCGACGCTCTCATCACGTATGCAGAGCTGACAAAAGACAAATTCGTAATCCTGACAGTGCCTCACGGCCTGAGCTATCAGGAAGCCGTGAACTGGAAGAAATTCCAGCTTATGAAGTTCACCTCGTATGCGGCTCTGTACTATCCGCATGTCAAGGTTCTGGATCCTGTGACTGGCATTAACACTGACATCCCAGTTGGTGGCCACGTTGCTGGCGTCTTCGCTCGCACGGACAACACCCGTAATGTTGGTGAAGCTCCTGCGGGTATGGCGAAGGGTAAACTGGCATGGGCTGTAGGTCTGGAAGTTGACCTGACCGAGCCTCAAGTTGGAATCGTTTACGAGAACAAGATCAACGCTCTGATTAGCTGGCCACATACTGGCCTCGTTGTCTGGGGAGCAAAAACTCTGGACGCCGCTGGCGGTGAATGGCCTTACATCCAGACTCGTCGACTGTTCATGTTCGTAGAGAAATCCGTGTTCAACTCGACTCACATCCATGTGTTCGAGAACAACGGTCCTTCTTTGTGGGGCAAGATTCAGGGACAGGTTGCGACCTTCCTTTTGGGTCTGTACCAGTCGGGTTATCTGGCGGGAACAAGCCCTGATGAGGCTTTCTTTGTGATTTGCGACAGAACGAACAATCCGCAGAACACTGTCGATCAGGGAATCGTATTCTGCGATGTTGGTATTG